AGCTTCATGAAAGGAACGAAATCATCGGATCCCAGGATGACTATTTGACAAAAGGTTTGATGATTGATGCGAAGGATGTATTTTTCGAAGGCAGCTTGATAGTCGCGGTTGTCAGGATCTTCGTTGATTAGCTTGCCATCCTTATAGATCTCGAAGATTGATGGCTTGATCCCACGACGAACCATGAATTGATGTTTATTGATCTCGAATTCACATTCGACAAGACAATCCTTTCTGGTAATGGTATTAACCAGTTTCGGCTTGTTCGTGTCTCGCCATGCTTTGTTGAAGAGAGCAAAACTTAGAGCATCCAGGACAGTGGTTTTACCTGAACCATTATTACCATACAAGAGCGTAAGCTTGTTGTTGAACAGGTCGAGTTCAGTCCACTGATTTCCGGTACTTAAGAAGTTCTGCCATCTCAACTTCTTGAGGATTAACTTCATGCTATTCTATCGTTACCGCCATCAACAGGCCAATGATTTTCACCACGTTGTAATGGTTCCCAATCTCTCATATGTTCATCGTTGCGATTTTGGATTGGAGCCCATTCACGATATTTTTTACTATCAATTGGATAATCTTCTAGAATAAGTTCAGGTGTTTTCTTGATTGTAAGTTTAGCTTTTTCGGCTCGATCTTTAGCTCTTTGAATAGTTGCTCCGATACGTGTAAAAGCAGCAACCGAAGAAGTATCTCGCCAGAATATAGCATCTTCAAGTTCATACATGAACGAATTAAATATGTCTTCCCAAACGTCACTCATCTTCAACTCCTTCTAAAGACTTATTGTATAGCTCTACGACCAAATTGTCAAGTTTTTCAACATTAACTACATCATTAGCTTGTTTGACGAAATCACGAATAATATCGATAGTGCTCTTGCCTTCTTCGACTATTTCTGCATCGTCATTCAGTTGCATATTCAAATGGTCATCAACCGTTGATATTTCAGCCGGTTCAGCTTCTTCGATTTTCGTCATGAATACATCAAAGAGAGTTGGATTGATCTTTGCGCTGATAATGACCTTGACAACCTTGTCTTTTAAGTGTGAGAAATCGAGGTTGTTAACATCAGCAGCGTATTGTCCCATCCCGCCTTCTTTACTGTCATCATACCATATCTTCTCAAACATTACAAATGGATTTTCATAGAACGTTAAAGTGTTTGTTCCGGTGTCCCATATGTGGAATCCACGTTCATCTTTCCAATCATGCCATGTTTGGTGAGTTGCTGCGCCGAGATAGTGAATATTCTCATGTTTACTCGGATGATGAAAGTGTCCAGAATAGACTTTATCAAATTTCGCATAGAATTCCTGATCCTCTCCAAGTTCGGTATTCAAGGCTCCTTTGTTCATTTCGAAGCCTTTGATTTCAAGATGACCAAAGATGATCTTAGCATCTGTCTTTTCAAGATGCTTATAAATCAGTTCCTTGTTCTCTTTACATATCCAAGGAACTAAACAAATACGAGGAGATGTTTCCCAAATAGAACTACCATCTTTTCGTTCACCAAGCTTTTCAGCATAATTAAGTGTAGTTGCTTGAGTATGGACGTGACATTCATGCTCTAAGAGAAATGCAGGCGATACCGATACGAGTTCACGATAAGCAAGATCGTGATTGCCGATGATCCAATCACATCGAAACTGACGTTCATGATGACGCTTTGCAATCTGATCAAAGAATGCTTTTTTGAGAGCATCAGCTGTTGTGTATCGAATGTACTTACGACGATGTACCAAGTCTCCAAGGAAGATTAGAATGTTTACACCTTCAGCATCAATCTTTGGCCAAAATTCTTCCATCAAGAATTTGGTATGATTCTCGACGAAATGAGGATCATCATTCATTCCGAAATGTAAGTCAGTTAGAAGTGCGATTTTCAATTTCGGTGCCTTTCAAGATAGTAGAAGTGGTCGCTTTCCGCGTACTTTTTGAATCCCAATTTCTCATATAATTTTCGAGCAGGGCTATTTTTGAAGACATCAAGCTCAAATCTCGTATGTGGGTGGTCTGTAAAGACTTTATTGATCGCCTTCGTTCCAAGTCCTTTATTACGGTTACTGCTATTAAGCCAAATACCAATATTAATAGTGGGACTAATACCAATATATCCAACAAGTGTATTATCATCATCAATAACCTTATGTAAGGTCCCAAACTTCATCCCATGTTCAAACATATGGCGATGATACCATTCCTCGTATTGTCCTTGCCACGGAAGACCTTCGTTCTCGACGTGAGGTCTCATGCCTTCCATACGAGTAGCCTTGAAGTCTTCAAAGTCCTTGAGTTGGACTGGAACGAATTTCATCTCTGACTTCTTTCACAATATCAATCCCTAAACAGAGACCAACTAAAAATCCAACGATTACACCTATAAGAATACCAATTAAGAATTCCATTATTTCCATCCAAAATATGGACCAAGCTGAATAGCAGCTGTCCCGAGACCTTTATTTGAAGCGTTGTAATCTTCCCATATCTTGATCATATCTTTGGGATCTGTTGCGAACGCCTTGATGACATTCCATACATCAACACCACCATGAGCATTCAATAGATTACTAGCAATAGCGACGTTATCGAGATATGCGTCTGATACATTCCTGCACACAACCCACGGAATACCTTTGTTTTGTGCAAATTGAGCAACATACAAAGTTTCGTCATCGATGTTCCAGGCACCGGTCGCAGCGAATATTAATTTTCGTTCATGGGGAGTATTTGCGGTGTTGAATAAACCGTTAGAAAACCAAGGACCTGTTGAGAATTTATTCGTTCTTAGAATAATTCTTAACATCCAATTATGATCAGGTATATAGATTTCTTTATTCGGACCTTGTAGACCTGTAGCCATCCATTGTTCACCAACTCTAGGTCCCGGAGCTATTCCACCACACATCCCAAAGGACATGATGGCTTCAGCATCCGGACATAATCTTTCGAGGTCAGCTACTTTCTGGATACCTGTTAGAATGCCTACGTCCTTAGCCGCATGGGCTATGGCAATATCGTATTCATTCTTCATTCCTGTTTTGACGTATAATTTCCCCATTAAACACTCGCTTTATGTTTCGTCTTGCTATCCTTACGATATTGTACCAACTGTTTTTCGCAATAATCGCGAACAACTTCAAGTTGCTGAGCAATTAACTCTTTTTGTTCTGGTTTTGTATGCTTGGCGTGAAGGATTGTAACGCGATCAAGCAGTTGATTTGGAATAAGGTGTTCAAAATTCTTGTTGTAAATCATTGTACTCTCCATTTTTAGACGTATATCGTAGCATGCTCAGAGAGTTACGTCAAGTCCCTTACTTCTTCGTTTCTTCTTTCTTCTTGGCTAGCTTATCCTCGTATTCTGAGATGATGCGGATGGCATAGTCATTGTCTTGTATATCATGAGGCATGCCATCAACGTTCCCGGCATTAGGTATAGTTGACATGAGGTATTTTTGCCTGATGTAATTTTGATGTTTCTCCACATTGATGACTTTCTGCATCGCTCGATATGCCACCATCGTAAGATAGTTAAAGGCTTTGTCAGTCTTCTTGGGATTAAACGTTTTAATCGCCATAACACATCGCTCAACAGCTTCTCCGACGAAAAGATCTCGGTACGAGTAGTCAACGAAATTGTACCTTGTGGATAGACGGTTACATATCTGGAGGATGCACTTGCCGATATAATCTGGAGGCGGTGGTGGCTCGGTCTTCTCACGTACACATTTCCTTACTAACTTTTGATACGTACAAATAGCCGCATATAAATCGTCATTGTTGATGTAATTCTTGTTGACTTTAGTCCCAACAGGTATCCTATCTCTGTACTTTTTTATTTTGGTCAAGGGCGATCCTAAACTGTTTGTACTCGAATTCCTCTTCATTGTAGTAACGAATACGTTCAATGTAGTGGTTCAAGGTATGGTTGTTGACATTCTTATAGCTTAGATCATCAACCAAATCATAGATATTACAATGAGTTTTGCCCTTGATAAGACGTAGACCACGGCCAATAGATTGTAAGACCTTCTGTTTTGATTTATATGGTGATGCAAAAATGATGTTGTTTAAGTTAGGGACATCGATACCTGTGCTAAAAACTCCATATGAACAAATATTTATCGATGACTTTCCAGCAATGATAGCTTGACGAATGATCTCTCGATCTTCCTTATCAGTTCCTCCGTCTACATAGTTGACAGTTAATTCCTCGTTTACAGGATTGTTATAATCAGAATGTTTAAACAGTCGATATAATTCCTGACCATGTTTTTCGATGTACCTGAATAAGATTAGAGTATTGCCTTTCAGATTTAAAGCTAGATTGACGATATATTGATTACGCTTTGGAATTCGACATATGAAGTCCATCTCTTGAGCGTATTTGACTGGCTTATATCCATATGATGATCCCCGATGCATGAACTTACGATAATTATCAGGATAATCAAAGACGATGATATTGACTTTAGGATGAGCAATCCATCCCTCATCAGCTAGATCTCTGGTCGTTGTAGGCTTAAAGACAGATCCAAATAAGCCTTCCAACACAAGTCGGTGACATTGCCCTTCTTGAACGGTACCAGTAAATCCAAAACGGTGATAAGCATTACGACAGTTAGTAAGAATACTCTGCAAAGATTTCGCTGTGAATAGATGTACTTCGTCACCGATAACAACTTCGAATTTGTCAAAGAAGGCAGGCTTTTCTTCATATATAGATTGCCATGTCGAGAGATACACAAACTTGTTACTTCTCTTATCTGCTCCAGATGACACGACATGCACATTAGTTTCGACATCGTACCCATACTCCTTGAAATGCTTGTACATCTGAGTAAGTAGACCGAGAGTATGGACTACGATCAATGTCGGCTTATTGTAGTATCGCATCAACTGATAGATGATAAGAGACTTACCAGCTGCCGTTGAAAGCTCAGTTATATTCCGACTGTCCGATACTGCTTTGCTAAAACAGTCATATTGGTACCATCGATCTTTGATATGTGCAGGCAAGTCCAATTGTGTAACAAAGCTTTTAGGTTCAAGTTGCGGACGTGGCTCAACACGGTACTCAAACCGGAACGTGTAATCGTGTTCTTTAGCCCATTGAGCAACACGAGGGAGCAACCCACGGTAAATCTGGTGTGTTTTTTTGTTGTACAAATGAAGCTTCCCATCCCAATGACGTGCTTTAACACGTGGGTCGTATTGGGAACCTGGGATCTCGTATGTAAAGAATTCCCATAACTCATGTTCAATTTCTTTTTCACATTGAATCTTCAGGTAGGAAGCATTGACTTCAATTGCGACGATATCAAACGTCACTATCGCTTGAACCATGGTTTTCGTTGACGTTCTTTTCCAACCAAGATAATTGTTCTGTTACGAAATCTTCATCGGAATTGAGACGCATGAATGCTGCAACCAAAGCGGCTCCCATAACATCCATTTCGTCATTGGCATCTTCGTTGATGGTTGGAATATACAGGTCCCATCCTCGTTCCGGATGCCATGTGATTGCGTAGCCAGTCTCGTCTAATGTAATTTCAGTTGTCATCATTTTTCTCCTGTTTTATAATAATGCTATCAGTAAAAGTAATCCACCAAAGGTCAACCATCCGTAAGCTTGTTGAGTTAGAAAACCAATAGCAATGGATACAGTAATTAGTCCAAGCAAAATCGCACAACCTTTTCCTTGTTTTTCTTCTTCGCTTAGATGACTCATTTTTCTTTTCCGCATGTCGGACAACGATCTTTGATCTGCTGAAGATATGCTTGTCGTTTTTCAAGAAGCGCGATAGCCATCTTGTCTAGGTTTGCAAGATGTACTTCAGGAGATTGATAACAACGTAGTAAATCATTACCATCACAAAAATATGAATATGCATAATCAAGATAATATGTCATGCTCCACCTGTCCATTTAATCCATTCAAGGACATTTCCAACTGCATTGTTCCGATATGTGATCATGTTGACTATGCCTGACAAGGCGTCGATTTTTGATTCACAGATGTCGATTGTGGCTGACAACTCTTGTAGCTGTTTGTCAGCATCCAAGTATAATGGCGCATCTGCGCGTAGAATTCGACCAACTGCTGGTGGCTTACGAGTAGACTCTTTGGAAGGTCCTTGAGTATAATCTTCATGCGCTTCAAGTCGTTTGCGCTTATATTCATATTCATACCCTTTTTTCTTTAGTTTTTCTTTTTGTAACAGGTCAAGGTACTTGGCATGTAACTGATAGGTCTTCTCTAATTCATTCCCAAGTTCGGTCTGGTCGATCTTGCTATCCTTCTGCCACATTGCAATAATGTCATCAAGCTTCATTCAATGCTCTCCGATGAATATTCAGGGACCCAATCGATATAGACCTTGAATGTCTTGCCACAATCACATTCAAATAGGAATTCTGGTTTACCGCCTTGCCATTCGTCAGGATGATCGCCATCTTTATGGACAGTGTTACAATGCGGGCATTCCCAAGCACCGGAACCGTAGTAAATGTATGTCATTTTTCGTCTATATAGGTTTCGAAGTCTGTGAAAGCAGCTTCTTTGGTTTCAAAAGGACCACCAGGAGATAACATTTCTACGATCCAATAATATCCTGGATTATCACAATATCCCTTGAAATACTTGTCTAGATATGGTTCAGTCCCATCTCCAAGACGAGTGATCAAGACAGCGATGCTTTGTTTTGTTAAATACCAATCTGGTCCAGCTTCAGGATATTCTTCCATTGATCTCCCCATGATAAGAGAAATATCTTAACATCCCAGAAAAGATTTGTCAACTCTTAAGTTACGGGAGAAACACCACCGGTTGGAACGAAAGCTGGATTATCAAAGTCATCAGGCCAACTTACCAGTTCTCCAGGGAAGATCGATGGATATGCGGCTTGGTTGACTTGGTTAATTTCAAAGAATGAATAATTAAATTGAACACTAGCTGTCACGAACTGAATATCATGGGTCATTTGAGAGTCAAAAACAAGCTCAGACATCGAACTTGGAAAACAATCGTGGAAATATACTTCGAGCATGACCTGTCTGTTAGAATCCTGTATAAGTAGCAATATCTCTGAAGTTGCCGAATCGCCTGTCCAATAAGGCTTAGATTCCAATCGCTTAAGTACCCCCGAATTTGGGATTCTACCGAGTGCCATCATCCATTTCCAGATTTCCAGGTAGTTATTGAAATATTCGTCAACTTTGTACTGGATAACCAAGGGGGCGAATTCTAGGTGTTCTCCTGGCTTCGGAAGGTTAAGAAATGGTGTCGGTTCGGTCGCATATGGCAGGACCAAATGTGGGATATTAATCTTAACAATATTGTAGTTGACAGTCGGAGCGCGTTTGATTATAAACCCAAAGTTAAGTGGATTTAGAAAATTAAAAGTCTGGGGAATACCGGATAGAGCACCTTTACGTGTTTGGGCTGCACCGGGATCTGTTGGGTCAACTTCCATGAATACTCCTTGACAAATCGTTTGGGATGTACTATTATTTATGGATCAATGGGGAGAACAATATGAAGCTATACGTTGGAATTTCACGCGATCACAGCTATTCAATGACTTCTTATGGCCTGACAGGCAAGGCTATGGAAGATTATAATTCACAGATTGCCTCGCTCCGTTCAGGAGCCTTTGACAACAACATCGATACGGTTGTGTCGGTTGTCAAGTGTGGTCATGGATCTTCAGCCGTAGTCCATGATGAAATCATCAATTCTTCGATTGTTACTCTAAAGAATCTAACGACTTATGATGCTCGTGGTAATGGGACCCCATTGTTCGATAGTATCGGTCGCTTGATTGAGTTGATGGAAGCTGTTCCGGATGCGAAATCACCAGATGTGTCATTCCTGATTATTGCTTTGACCGATGGCGAAGACAATCGTTCATTTAAATGGGCTCAATATATTTCTTCGAAAATCCATGCGTTGCAAGCAACAGACCATTGGACCTTTGCTTTCCGTGTTCCGCGTGGACATTACAAGCAACGTTTAACAGGTTTGGGTATTCCTGAAGGAAACATTCAGGAGTGGGATACAACTAATAAAGGTTTACAGCAAGCAACGGCTCAGACGCATACAGCCACACAGACCTTCTATCGTTCATTGGCAAGTGGAGCACGTTCGACACGTGGTTACTTCCAAACCGATATGGCGAATATCTCAAAGGCTGAAGTGAAGTCTTCTCTTGAAGACATTTCACGTAAGATGCATGTCCTACCGGTTCCTTCGCGTGATAATGGTAAGGCTATTGCTGATTTCGTTGAGAAGAAGATTGGTCATTATCTCAAGGGTGATGCTTTCTATCAATTGACAAAGCCAGAAAAAGCTTTGCAAGATTACAAACAGATTGCTATTCGGGATCATTCGACTGGTCATATCTATGGTGGTAGTCAAGCACGTAGTTTGCTTGGACTTCCTGAATATGGCGACGTGAAGGTTGCTCCTGGTGATCATGGTAACTTTGATATCTTCGTTCAATCCACGTCAGTCAATCGTAAGTTGGTTGGTGGGACAGATGTATTGGTGCGTCGATGAGCTATACTTACACACAACGATTTCGTTGCACTGAGAACTTTGTTTCGACGCTGCCAGATAAGCCAGATGCCGGGATCTATGATCGATGGCATGTCCTTGAACATGGCAAGCTAGCCGAGAAGTGGCTGATTGTTGAGAAGGGACAGAAGTCTTTCGTGGCAGAGATCACATCTTATATCCCAGACGAAAATGATACAGTGGTTCTATATCAGACATGACAAAGAATGTTTCGTATACATGTGATAAATGTAAACAATACATTATTACAAGGCCACATGAATTTCATGTAATACATCATTATAACGATATACCTGATAATCGTTGGTATCTGTGTTCTATATGTTATAAGAAATGGTATTATTTCCTTGCTAATCAGGATTATAAAGAACAATGACAAAAAAATTTCCGTGTCCGTATTGTCAAGGACAAGGTGAATGGGTTGAAGTTGTCATTGAAGAGACAGGTCAAGGTCCTTTATATACATGTGGTGTTTGTGAAGGTCAAGGCATGATTGAGATCGATGGACCAATCCATCAGAAAATGAAAAATGGTTGGAGTTGTAATGGAGAACGGTAAAATTTATCCCACAATCCATCATCTGTTTGATCATAAGAACAAGCTTGAAGAGACAATCCGTAGAGCATTTGCTTTGATTATGGATGATAAACCTGAAATCGCAGCAGCATTACTTAAGAGGGCAATCGATGAGCAAATTTAATAAGAAGTTTTTAGAAGAACTTTCAGAGATCATCTACAATGATCCAAAGAATGTTAGAGTTGTCAATAAGTATCGTCATCAATATTCTCTCATTCGATTTCATAAGCATGCTCCTGGTATCGAGGAACTAGTCAATGAGACAGCTTGGAGAATTGCTCTTTCGATTCAAGACGTAAAAACAAAGCTAACGATCAACGAAATCGTCCTGACCGAAGGTGGTTGGGTGATGACTGAAACAAGTTTTACCGATACTTTGACTGGTAAGGAACACTTGTTGTTCAAGCCGCTTCCGGCTCATATCGAGAAGACACAAGAAACAGAAGAACAGAAAGAACTCGATAAGCTTGAAGAGAAGTTCATTAAGAAGCAAACCAGCGATGTTAATCCATTGACACAGTTATATGCTGAAATGAAGGACAAAGCTGAAGGTAAGACTTCACAAAAAGTAACAGCCTTGGGTAAAGGTAATCCAGCGTTAATTGACTTCACTAAAGCACCAACTGAAGAGTAATGGAAAAAATTCGACACGATGAACCTCTCAGACTTGAAAGAAAAGACCAAGTTGATCCAATTACTCAGTTGGAATATTGGGATGGTGTCCGGAAACTAAAAGTTGGAGATCCGAAAGGTTGGCAAGGTTGGGAATTACGATATGGGCACTCCAAAATCGGTGAAACTATTTGGCGTGGACCTAACGATCCTCGTCTTCGTTATTATTGGGATGGCAAGCCTACTGAAGGTACCGTGCTTGTGGATGATCAGGGCTATGGTGATTTCTTTCAGTTTGTTCGCTATATACCTCTTGTTCGTCGGTTGGCTAAGCATGTTCTCATCGCATGTAAACCTGGACTTCCCTCTTTAATTCTTGATTCATTTCCAGGTGTTGG